AAATAAGTTTTTAAGAACGCAAGATGAAGTATTTTTAAATCCCGAAGTTTATGAGTATGATGAAGATAAAACCGCTTTTGATAAGTTTTTAAAGAAAAACCCTAATTATTATAGAGAATATCAAAAGAAGTTTATAGAAGATTGGAGTGTTTCATCGCAAGAATGCGTAATTTTATATTACGGAGTAGGAAGCGGAAAAACCATGATTGCCGTTAATTGTGCCGAACAATTCGCAGTTTTAAATCCTAATAGTAGCGTTTATTTTTTAGTCCCCGCATCATTAGTTTTTGGAACAATTAAAGAAATGTATAGAAGAGGAATTGACCCGAACCGAAAAAATGATAATGGAGATTATATATATTACTTTGTATCATATCAACAATTTTTAAATACTGATTTAATATTTCAACCAAATAGTTTATTAATAGTAGATGAAATACACAATTTAAGGAACTTTTACACTATGGCGATTACGGAGAAAATGAATGCGAGAAAATGGAAGACAACAGAAAACTTTTCATTAGTAGGAACAAAATTAGGTATTACATTATTACAAAATGAAAATAAGTTTTTAAGAACTATTTTCATGACTGGAACGCTCTTTGTTAATTCTCAATATGATTTAGAACCGATTATATCAATAGGTTATAAAAAAACACCTTTATATAAGCATAAAATAGATGATTTAAAAACTTTAATTTTAGACCCTAAATCATTTAAACAATATTATCAAGGTTTAATTAGTTATTATAAAATTAGTGAAGATAATAAAGAGTTTCCATCAACAAAATATCATTTTGAAAAGGTTGTTTATGACCCCACAGAAGCGTATGAATTGACCCCTTACAAAGCAAAACAAATGCTTAAAAAAATGAAAGAAGAAAACTTGGACGATGATGATTTTGTAATAAATAATGAATATACTTATAAACAATTAAAAGATGGTATGAAGAATAATGATTATGAAGATTTACTAAATAAATTGCCCGAAAAAGATGCGTATTTAATGAACTCACGCAATCAATCAATAGTAGCAAAAGGCAAATGGATAATAAACTTTTTAAGAAAACATAAAAAAGAGAAAACAATAATTTATAGTCAATTTAAAGGTTATACATTAGAACCATTATATAAAATTATAAATAAAGATTTTAAAGAGTTAAAATATGGCGTAATAGATGGTAGTTTATCAGCAACAGAAAAAAAAGTAGTCATGGATAAATATAATACTAATGAAATAAATGTTTTATTTTTTACATTATCTATAAAAGAAGGTATTTCATTTAAAGAAACTAATAATGTTATAATAAATGAACCTTACTGGAATTACGCAATTTTAGAGCAAATTATAGCAAGAGCGTTAAGATTAGATAGTCATAAAAAAGGAAGTAAAAGTATAGTAAATATTCATTTATTAGTAGGAGTTAAAGGAGGAGAAGAAGATGATGATGATGATAATGAATGGTTTAAAGAAGCAGATAAAGTTATGAATAATGGAATTAAAAAATTATTATATCCCGAGACGAAAAAACTTAATAAAGATGGCGAAGAACTTATAAGTTATGAAGGAATGGATAAATATGGTAATTTATACGGACAATCACCCGATATAAGATTATTTAATTTAATGTTTAATAAACAAGAAGGCATTAATAGATTTGAAAAATTATTATTAGCACAACCGAGATTTGAAGAGGTAAATGATAATGAAAATAATGATTTTATAAAAACTTATAATGAAGCATTATTAGAAATCCCCGACCTTACAAATAAGGAAAAAATTAAAATGAAGAGGCAAATGTATAAAGATTTTTATGAAAAAAATATAAAAGAAGTTAATATGAGATTACAGAGATTTAGTAGTGATACAAAATATAAACTAAATAGAAATCCCGACCTTACAGAAGATAAAATTAAACAAGATATAAATATAGATAAAGATAAGATTAGAAAAATGATAAAAGAAGAAAAACCTTTAACAAAAATATTAGAAACATTAGGAGGAATTGATAAGAAAATAATTACAACTTTTCAAGCAAACTTTACACCGCAAAGTGAAGTAGAATTATTAATAAATTATAGTGGAATAAAAGAAGATAATAGAACAGATTTAAAAATATTAGAACCAACAGCGGGAATAGGAAATGTTGTTAGAGGTTTAGTAAATATGCCGTTAGGAGCAAACATGTTTATAGATTGTAATGAATTACACCCAACATTTTTCACAATAGGACAATTATATTTTGAAGGCATAGATAATATTAAATGGAGTAATTGCGATTTTATGACTTTAAACTCTCGTGTAAATTATGATTACATTTTAGGAAATCCGCCATTTAATATAAGAACACAGAGAATAGTTTTTGATAAAGAAACAAAATTAGCAAAAAAAGAAGATGTTGTCTATCATGATATAGATTTTGTAGCAAAAGCGTTTAATATGTTAGGAGAAGGCGGAGTTTTATGTATGATAATAAGCGATAGATATTTAAGAGATGGTGCTTTGCCGAAGTTTGATATATTTAGAAAACAATTAGCAAAATATTTACCAACTCACGAAGTTTTAAAAATAGATGGAGGATTTACACAAGATATATCACTTATTAAAGAAATGGAAACATCAACGGGAATGATATGTTTAAAATTAATTAAAGATGATTTAAATGTATATTTAGATGTAAATAAGACTGACTTTTTATATAATAGAGATAATCCCGCAGAAATAGAGAAATATGAAAAAATTAAAAAGGGACAATTAAAGGAGAAAAAACTATTAAAAAAACAAGGAGAATTATTGAAAAAACAAATTGAGATAGAAAAAGTATTACCAAAAGAGAAGAAGAAGAAGAAAAAAGAAGTATGACTATCTAATGAAAAAGAAGATGAAAAAGAAGATGAAAAGAAAGATGAAAAAGAAGATGAAAAGAAAGATGAAAAGAAAGATGAAAAGAAAGAAGGAAATATTAGTATAATTATTAAAGATATAGAAGCACCAAAACCCGAACCAACACCAATAAATATAGAACCTATAATAGATAGATTAGAAGAAAAAATTAAAGAGTTTGAAGAATTAGGAAGACAATACAGCGATGAAGGAATAGATTATGAACCCCAAGCAACATTAGGAGTAATCGCATATATGGAATTATTAATTGAATATGATGCTAAATGTGCTATATTAGGAAACAGCGACATTATAAACGCTTTAAGTGTAAATGTAGGATATAAAAAAGGAGAAAAAAGAAAAGAATTAGAAAAATATTATAAACAAGCAGAAGGATTAAGTAAAGATTTATTAGATTGTATAGAAAGAGGTGTAAAATTGATTGCTATACCTTTTAATTTTTATATTGTAGGTGTAGGGTCGCATTCTAATATGTTAATTTATAGACCCGATAAAAAAACTATTGAAAGATTTGAACCACATGGAAAAATATTCTTACATAATTTAAACAAAAGTGATGATTTTATTAATAGTGTATTAAAAACTATGTTTGAGAAAAAAATGAAACCATATTTAAAAAAATACACGCCAAAATATATACCCGCAAATGAAGTATGCCCTATGAGTAAGGGTTTTCAATCATTAGAAAATGAATTAAAAACTATGGAAAAAGAAGGAGGTGGTTTTTGTAATTTATGGAGTTTATTTTTTCTTGAATTAATGTTTTTAAATCCAACTTTATCAACACAAGAAGTATTAAAAAAAGCATTAGTTATAACAAAATTAGAACCCCAATATATAAAAAATCTAATTAGAGGTTATGTTAAAAAAACTGAAAAAGTAATAGATAAGTTTATGAAAAGAATTAAGGACACAAATGGATTTAATTATATAGATTATAAAGCATCTAAAAAAAATATTGTTTTAGATAACAAAAAATTATTAATTATGACTGATGAAGTAATAAAGTATTATTTAAATATAGGCAGTAAAAACACTCAATTAGAAGTATATGATAAATACAAGAAAAAAAATATAAACGCAAAAGATTATTATGAAGAATATGAAACATTAAAAAATAAATATAGTTCTCTTTATAATTATTTAAATATGAAAAGTATAGATGACCTTAATAAAGTAATTAAAAAAATATATAAAGGAAAATATAAATATTCAAAAGATTTTGAAGATTTAGCAATTAAATATATATTAGGAAGTGTAGATTACAAACCCGATACAGAAAAAAGTATATATAAATTAATTTAGTTTAAATATATATAAAAATAATAATAAATAATTATATATATAAATGTCGCAAACAAACGATTTTAGACAAGCAAATAATCCCGATAGAGTTTATTACGATATATTACAGCATAATATAGGAAGAAACACAGAAACACCCGCCCGATTTATAGAAACAACTGATACACCTATTATTAATAATACGGGAGATTATAAAATGAGTGTTGTAAGATTTCAAATTGATACTCCAAATATGCCCGTTTTAATAGTTCAACCAAATCAAGATAAAACCATAGCAGTTCCAACTTTACTTACTGGAAAAAACTATACACCAACAGAATATAAAATAACTTTAAATTATCATCATCAATCATCAACATCATCAACACCATTAGCAACAAAAAGTTTTTTTATTAACTGGAAACCCGAAGACCCGACACTTTATAAACCGACTTATGATGAATACAAAGACGGAAAACATATAAATTATGAATATTTTTATTGTTATTCATATTCTTATTTTTTTGATTTTATTGTTAATCAATCTATACAAATTGAATATGGGACTTTTATATCTAATAGTTTTGTTTATGCGGACTTACAAGGAGCGGGAAGCGAGTTTATTGAAGTATTTTCTAACTGGGCGTATCCTCCTACTATTGAATGGAGTGAAAGTGCTGAAAAAGTATTTATAGTTGTTCCTCCTTGTTATTTAACTACTAATGCTGAAACACCAACTAATTTTTCTAATAGTAATATATTAAAATTAGGTAATGCTTCGGCAAATGTAAGTGGATTTAATCATTTTTTTTCAACCTCTATAACTACATCTGCTAATTTTTATACATTAATTTCAACTTTTCCCGCATTTTATACAGAAACAACAACAAATTATCAATTAATTTTTAGAACTACATTTGCCGATAATAACTTTTATTCAACTGGGGTTTCTTTTTACAACTGGGGTTATACATATATTCCAACTACATCTCCTTCCTTTTCTCCGCAAGACCCGCCAAATGAAATATTAGACTTTGGAAAGTTTCTTTTAAGAGGAGAGCAAGAATGGAGTTCAATTGATTTAATAACTCCTATAAATAGTATTGTATTTATTTCTAATACTTTGCCTATTGTCGCAAATCAACAATCAGCAACAAAGAGTAAAGATAAAAAAGATAGTTATACAATAGAGGGAGAGCGTTCAACAACTCAACATTTATTAATGATTACTGATTTAATGAGTAATCAACAAGGATATAGACCAAATCTTTTATATGTTCCAAGCGGACAATATAGATATATAACTCTTACTGGAAATCAACCATTAAACCAAATAGATATTAATGTTTATTATCAATTAAAAACTGGTAATTTAATCCCTTTCATGCTTACAACTGGCGGGACAGCATCAATTAAAATATTATTTGAAAAGGTTGTATTAGGTGAAGCAAAAACTTTACAATTTTCTAATATGAGTATGAGAGATTTAAGACTATAAAAATATTGTTTAGAATAATTTATATATATTTATATTATTAATATATATAAAAAAATGAGTGCTGATTTCAAAACCGCTTTAATCAAAGATAGTCGCATCGCTGGTATAACTTCGCAATTAACTTATGCTGTAATGTCGGGTGGTTCTTCCGTTAATTATCAGTCATTCCCCGCCATTTCGCCTAATTCAACAAGTATTACTTTTAATGTTAATGTTCCAAGTGAAAATACTTTGGTAAATCGTGAGGTTCTAATTAGGACAAAAATTAATTTTACTATGGAAATTACTGGTGTTGCTTCGGGACAATATGCTTTGGCGTTAGGTGAGAAAGATGCTCCCGCTCCATTTCCATTAAATCAGTTATTTCAAACCGCAACCGCTCAAATAAATAATACTTCCGTTTCGGTTAATTCGCAAGATGTTCTCTCTTCTATTCTTGCTATGACTTCGCAAGAGGAGGTTTCTAAATATAATGGTATGACCCCTCATTTGTTAGATAATTATTATGCTAATTTTGGTGATATTGCTACAACTGGAAATAATAATCCCCTTGCTAATTATCAATTCGCAAATTACAATCCCGCTTATAATCCTCGTGGGACACATCCTATTAAAATATTAGGTATTAATAGATTAGTTTCTCCTTCAACTAATTCAAAAACATTAGTTTCTTCGGGTGCTACTGATGTTTTCACTATTGGACTTCAAATAGAGGTATGCGAACCTATTTTCTGCTTATCTCCATTTTTGTATGGTTCGCCCGAGTTCAACTCACAAGCATTAGTCGGTGTTTCAAATATTAATTTTAATTTTAATATTGATAGTGCTTTTAGACGCTTTTGGACTTCTGCTAATAGTGGATTTACTCTAAACTCTATTAAAGGTGGTATTAGTGTTCCTACTGATAATGCTAATAATACATCTTCCGTTTTCCCCGATTGCGAAATGTTAGTCAATTTCATTTCATCGCAACCCGAAGACAGAATAGAGGCGAGAAATGTTGTTCCATATTTAGACCTTCCCCGCTATATTACATCAATATCATCAACTTTAACTGCTACTGCGTCGCCTACTACAACTTTAACTGCTAATAACATAACCTTAAATTGCCTTCCCGATTACTTTTTAATAAGCGTAAGAAAGCGTATTCAAGATTTTGAATACTATGAGGCATCGGGTTTCCTTGCTATTCAAAATATTAAAGTTAATTTAAATAATGTTAGTGGTTTATTATCAACTGCTTCACAGCAAGAATTATATAGAATATCTCGCAAAAATGGTTCGCATCAATCATGGGAGGCATTCTCGGGACAAGTTCAAAAAGGTTCTGCTACAAATGCGACAAATGCTTCGGTTGCTTTAATGCCTACAATTGGTTCGCTGTTAGTTTTATCTCCCGCTATGGATTTATCCTTACCATCTTACCTCTCAAATGGTTCTCTCGGTTCATATAATCTTTCCTTCACTATTGATGTTAAGAATTATACAAGTGCGGATATTACTAATAGTGAAATTGTTGTAATTGCTTGTAATAGTGGAGTTATGACGACAATTGCGGGAAGTTCAGCATTATATTCGGGCATACTTACAAAGCAAATGGTTATTGACGCAAAAGCGATGGGTTCATTAGACCCTATTCAATCCGCTCAATATGTTCGTTTAGTTGGTGGAAATATGAATGAAAAAATGTTGTCTAATGTTGGTGATATGCCTATGACGAAAGAATATGATAAACAATCATACGCAAAAATGAAAGGTTTTGGAGTATCTTCGGGTGGTGGTGTATCTTCGGGTGGGCGTTTGTCGCACATGACTACAAGACGCTAAATATTAATAACTACATGGAAGCAAAGGCGACCTTTTAGATTACATTTACATTATTTTAAATTATTACAATAAATAATTTAAAATAATTTAACTATATATTATAATCTAACTCTATTTAAATTATTTTACATTATAATTTGTAATAATTTTAAAATTATTACTTAAAACAATCTATTTGTAATCTATTTTATTTATTTATTATATTACTTTAAATTATTTATTGTAATAATTTAAAATAATGTAAATGTAATCTAAAAATCGGCAATAAAGACTTAAAAATTGTTCTCAATATTGTTTGTAAAAATAATATTTAGAATTATATTTAAGTTATAATTATAATATAATATATATATAAATGGATAATAAAAGTATATATGCTTTTCTTTCTATTGATGGAGAGCAAAGTTTAGTCGGTTCAAGTGCGGATAAGAATATATTATATAGTGCTGATTATGATTTGTTAGAAAATAAATCATTTAAGAAAACAAGTGATATATATAATCATATATATAAATTATTTAAAGATAAATATAATGAGGCATTAAAAAACCCTAATATATGGATTACTGATTTTAAATGTGGTGTATTTAGAGGACAACCGCAAAAATGGAGTAAAGAAGAAATAAAAAGAGGTTATAAAAATATAGATGGAAATATACTTTTATTTACTGATTGCTTACAGCAAAAAAGCAGAATTAAATTAGATATAGTCGCAATTGATAAAGACCATAATATAACTGAATATAGTGATATATATATAATAAGAATTGGAGAGTTTAATTTAACTGATAATGTAAATATAGAAGATATTAAAACATCAATTTTAAATGATTTTTATTCTTATGCTAATGATAAGAAATATTTTAAAGCATTAAAAAGATTATATAGTTATGCGAAAATAACAAATGCTAAAAAATTACAAAATGATTTAGTAAGTATATTTAACTCCTCATTAGGAGAAGATTATAAAACCATGAGTGATTTAAACACTTTATTATTGTTATTAGAGCAAAAGTTTAAACCGATTAATAAAGAAATTATTTTAACTCATTTAGAGATGATGAAAATTAATACTAATAAGAATAAACTTAAACCATCTTTAAAGAATATGATTGATACTATAAATAATAATATTAATGAAAAATTAATACCTCTAATTAAAAGTAATAAAAATATATATGTTTATTTTGGTTCTAATTTTTAATTATTTTCTTTTGTTATATTATAATGTTTAAAAATAGTAATTTTTCAATCCCCTCTAATTTAGATGTTGCTGATATTATACAAAGAATACAAACCCCCTTAACTGATGCTGATGTAGAAAGATATTTTGGAAGTGGAAAGAATAGTGAAGTAATGAAATATAGTGAAATAAAAGATTATAGAACTATTGATGATTTGTTGCCTTTACCTATTGATTTTAGAATTGTTTTAGTAGAACAAGAAAAGAATGTCGGACACTGGGTTTGTATATTAAAATATAAAAATGTTATAGAGAGTTTTAATTCTTATGGAAAAGATATAGATAAACAAAAAGATACTTTTGGAACAATTAAGAATAAACTATTAGGACAACAGACAGACTATTTAACTAAATTAGTTAAGAAATCTAAATATCAATATGTTATTAATAAGACCCCTTTTCAAGCACACGAAGACGGCATTAATACTTGCGGGAGATGGTGTATATTAAGAATTATTGCTATGAAAGATTTATTTATGGATTTAGAAGCATTTAGAAAAATGGTTATAAAAGGTTGTAATGACTTAAAAGTAGAACCCGACGCATTAGTTAGTATTTGGATTAATTAATTTATTTTCTTATATATATATAAAAATGGATATTTCTAATCATCATATAGAGAATGAAACAATAGAACCTAATAAAGATTTAGATAGAAAAATATATGTAAAAAATTATAATACTAATTATTATAAAACTCATAAAAAGGATATTTTAGAGCAGAAAAAACAAGTTAGGAGGCAAAAAATACAAGATGATAGAGAAGCGGAAATAAAACTATGGAAAGAGAAAATATTAAATAGTGAAAATCCTTTTACATTAACTTTTGAAAAATCTTAAAATTAAATATATAAATATATATATAAAAACATGGTTAATATTAAATTAATTGATATAATACCATCAACAAGAAAAAATAAAAAATTAGTAGCGTTGTTTGAAGTTAATTATAATACAATTATTAAAACTCATTTTGGAAGCAAGTTTAGCAAAACTTTTTTAGACCATAATGACTTAACAAAAAAAGCAAATTATATTAAAAGACATAAAGCATTAGGAACAGAAGACTATGAAGACCCTTTTACTCCCGCATCTTTAAGTATGTATATATTATGGAATAAACCGACATTTGAAGAGAGTTTAGAAGATTTTAAAAAAAAGTTTAATCTTTAATTAATTTTATTATATATATTTATATTATAATTATATATAAATGAATTATGAAAATATAGGAAAAGTTGTAGCAAAAGTTATTAATAAAAATGATAGAAAAAAAGATAAAATTATTAGCATAAGTGATAAGAAGGCAGATTTAGATAATCCTATGAATAAAATTGTTTTAACAAAAACTTTTGAAACTATACAGCAAATACCTAATAAACAACAAGAAAGACAAATATTATATATTACGGGAGCATCGGGAAGCGGGAAAAGTTATTATACTCAATTATATTGTAGTGAATATAAAAAGTTATTTCCTAAAAATGAAATATATTTATTTAGCAGTATTAATGAAGATAGTAGTATAGATAAAATTAAAGGATTACAGCGGTTTATTTTAGATGATGCTTTTTTGAAAGAAGAAATTATAGCAGAAGATTTTAAAAATAGCATGGTTATTTTTGATGATACTGATGTTATTTCTAATAAAGCATTAAAGTTTAAAATTAATAGTATATTAAATATATTACTGGAAACTGGAAGACATTTTAACGCAAGTGTTATATACACATCA